GGTCACCTTTCCCGACAGGATAAGTATTTTTCCCGGCCATTGACACCCATAGGATTTGACCTTTGTAGTATTCAATGCCTCCGGCTGCTTCTATTTGAGCCAGTATCACATCTTTTTGAGGGTTAAAAACATCTATATAGTCGATGTTTTCTTTCTTGACCTGCAGAGCTTTCCCTTTACGTGTCTTCTTTCCGCTCCAGTCTGGATGTACTGCTATTTTTGCCACATAACCGTTTTCATCTTCTTCTGTCAGACGGCAATTTTCAAATGGTACGTGCTGCATCTCCACTATCTCACAGAAAACATTGTAGTTAACATGGATTGCTATTCCATTGAGTTCGGACATGTCTTTGCATAGTAACATGTGCACATCATCCAATGTGTCACCTTTTCGATTGACTACATATTTGGAAAAAGCAACCTCACGGAATCCGTTTCCTTCAATGAAGTCAGCGAAACGGTCTGAGCATTCAGATGCAGTAGAGCTTGCAGCAATGATATTCTTTAATGTCTGCGGATATAGGTTGTCCTGTCCGTAGGCTTGAATTCCTAGATTTTGTAAATAGCTTGTATCAATGCGGTTACTGCTTTTCTTTTTTAAATCTCTTACTCTCATATTCGCGAGGTTTACTTTCGTCCTTTATTTCTTTTATTCAACTTTATCTTCGCCTTCTCCATTCATTGCGTTCACAATTTCAATGGCCTTGCTTAGATGCAGATTCAGAACTTTTTTACTGATTTTCTTGCCGTTGATTTGGAAATCTTTCAACGTGTCAGCCACGGATTCTTCAGAAACTCCGTCTTGTAATGATTCTACCATTGAATCAAGCAGGCTTTGATTGTATCCACATTTGTTAACACGTTCTTTCCAGTCCGTAGGTATATGGGCGAAATAAATTTCACCTTTTGGATTTTTGGCACTTTTCAGCAACTTCATCAGTGAGGTTGTCATTAGTGTACATTTTATTGCTTCCGAACTCCGGTTGAAGCAGGACACCATTCTTTAATATATAATTACATTTTTCTTTCATACGGTTATTCTTTTTGATGTAAACAGTCATTTCGATTACAGCATCGCGATAGCAGTCGTTACACGATGTCTTGGTGAATTCTTTTCCTAATACTTCCTTGTACAATCTTTCTATCTCCGATTTATCAGAAGAGGAGTAGGAGGGAAGTTCTCCTAGCTCCTTTAATTTATCAACCACTTCTTCTAACTCCATAATCATTCAGTTGGTTTTGTCAGTGTTTCAACAAGCGTTTTTGTCGTATCGTAAGATGTTTTGTACAAGAATAATGCTGATTTGGGAACTTTGGTTTCTTGCAAAGAGATATTCCATCCCCCTTCCGTTTCTTCGGAATACTTGTCATTGCCGATCTCTGCGGCTTTCAAACCTTGGTAGTAACCGTAAACCTGGAAAGCTGAATCTCCCGGATTTTCGGTTTTATTTAACCCTTTGGCTTTATTTTCCAATACAACGACAAAATCACCGTTAGCAAGCCCGTCAATAATGTCATTGCATACATCGGGGTCATTTGCTAATACAACCATGTTCACTATGTTAGTAAACGTGTTACGATAGGTTCCTGTTGCCAAGATTGTATTGGTACCAGTAAAGGGGGTTGCACCGAATACCTGTACTTTGTAACCTTTTTTACCTGTTTTCAGTGCAAGAGTTTCGATCACATTCTTACGGGCTGCGTTGAATGTAACCGCACCGAAATCCACGTCTGCGCGATTCATTATCACACCTTCCTGTTCCAGCCCGGGAACGATAGGATCATCGCACGATGGTGCGATGTCCTTTTTGATTGTTATATCACATATTGCCATATTTGCTCTTTTTCGTTAGTATGCTACCTGTACCAACTCATCTTCGCCAATCATGGAGCCTAATTTTCCTGTTGAATAAATGTAGTTCTTGCGGGCTTTCTTATCAAACCAGATATCCAAGTCCGACATCGGTTCGGTGCCCTCACATCCATACATCAAGTTCTCAGGAGAACATAAAACAGCACGATGCGGTAAGTTAAGTTTGGTTTTGTTGTTCTGATAGGCTTGAATAAATCTATCCCAAATGGAACATTTAACGATGGTTGTTCCATCGTATTTGCTGACCTCTACACCGTCAAATACAACTTCCCAGGGCATGATTACCTTGTACTTTTCTTTCATATCGTGAGTCAGAGCATCGCACATTGACTTGGTGGCGAAAATTGCGCATCCGTCTTTTTGGAAAATCCGGCTGTCGGCATCTTGCAACATCGCATCGAATATTGATGTGGCAATGCCTGTTTCTTTCATCTTTGATTTTTGTAATGCATATGATTCTTCTGCGTTGGCTGCAATTTCAGTGTGCTGTCCGGTATTGTTGGTACAGATGGCGAACAGACGTTTGAAAAAACCGTCACATGTTTTAAATAGTTCGATGTTTACTCCGTCAGTGATTTGACCACCTCCAGTGACAGACGCTGCTGATTTATCTCCAAACCATGTAAAACGCCACATCATTTTCATCATAGCTTCAGACAGCTTCGGCAGTACAATACCGTCCATATATTCGGTCGATGTCAGGTCTCCTATATTTGTTCCCGTTTTAAGGCAGTACTTGGCGATGGTGTTTTCCAAGTCTGTATAGCACATTTCCAAAGGAATTTGCCAATCCCCGATTTCCCATTCCTTTTGGGCGGCAGCGATAGCCACTTTTTTATATTCAGGGTCGCATCCGGAGCCGGCTACTCCGATATCTTCCATTTCACCGATAAAACCAGCTTTTTTACCGTTAGTCACATTGGGCATAAACGTCATAAAACGCTCCATGTCCTCGTTTTGAAAGACTGTTAACTGAATAAGGTCTTTCAAGTCTTTTACAGCCTGATTGTCAGGTGTAAGTTTGGCAAAATCTAAAATAGGCATTTCCCCTCCTTTTATTACTTGTTGTTTCTTTTTTCTCTTTCTTCACGAAGTTTTCTCTGAATAGGCGTTTCATTTTCTTCTACTCCTTTTATACCCTTGTTGAACGTTTGGGTACGAGCTGACACTTTATAAGTACTACAATGTTTTGCCAGCCAGTTTTCGCCCCCGGCCATACGGACTGCGTTCAGAATCTTGTTGTCCTCAATGGTACGGGCATTCGTCTTTAGAGAAGCATTCTCGGTTTCCAACTCTTCTATACGGGCTTTTAAAGCTTTCACTTCATCCTCTTCTAATTCATCAGGATCTTTAATTTCTGTAATAACGCCATCTGTCACAATGATAGTCTTGCCGTCAGGCATGACATGTTCGCCATCGGGACTTGCTGTATCTCCCACTTGGGGTTCACCTTCATCTCTTTCCACGGTAAGCGTGTTACCTTCGGCATTTGTCAATTCCATAGATACGACCTGTACGTCTTCAATTTTTTGATAGCCGCATTTGGCCAGCAGCCTGTCTATGATAGTCTGCTTCACTGTTACTTCTTTTTCTTTGTTCATTTTTTTGTTATTAAATGTGTAAGTTCTCCCTTTGGCAGTTGTAGGCATAAGAACGGTCGTGATAAAACCTAATTGTTTGGCTGTTTCACCACCAAACCAACCGGCTTTATTCATTTGGGCTTCGATAACTGAGGCTTCCGCCCCTGTGCGTTCTACATACAAAGCTAGCATCTTGTTTTTTTCACTCTCCAAGTTTGATTTTATTGATTCTAGGGTTTCAAGATCAAGGTCTCCATCGTATGAAGCCATATAAGGCTTGTGAATAAGAAACTTTGCATGTGGATAAGCAAAACGTCTTTCTTTTGCAGCGGCCAATAATATCACGGTTGCCATGGATGCACATCGTCCTACTACAGTACAGCTGATTTGCT